TAATCGTCAGAACATAGAAGATGTACGGGGAGTGATCAATACATTTGAACTTAGGTTTGAATCTACTATTAAATCTTTTGAAGAGCGTATGGATTCTAAGATGTCTAAGCTAGATCAAAAACTAGATAACTTAGAAGCAGCACTAGATAAAAAAATACAACGTGCAATTGATAATCCGTTGGCAGGTAACTAGATGAGTATAACACATAGAGGTGAAACTTTTGAAGGTTTAAACAAACCTAAGTCTTCATCAAAAGGTAAAAAAAGTCATGTAGTCCTTATAAAAGAAAACGGTAAACTACGTACAATACGCTTTGGGGAAAAAGGTGCAAGCACCGCAGGTAAACCCAAAGCTGGTGAGTCTGATAAAATGAAAGCTAAACGTAAAAGCTTTAAGGCTAGACACCGTAAGAATATAGCCAAGGGCAAGTCAAGTGCTGCGTATTGGGCTGATAAAGTAAAATGGTAAAGGAATAAAACAATGGTAGCTAAGGCAATAGCAAGGGCAGTAAGTAAACCAAAAAAACCCACAATTAAAGCAGACGATTTAAAAAATCCAAAAAGAAAAGAAGCTAAAGTTGTAACAAGGGGTAAACAAAGTAATATTGAAAGAACTGAAGCTTCAATTAATAAAGCTTCAAAAACTTCTAAAGACTATGGAAAAAGAAAATCAGAACTACAAAAATTAGTTAGAACATCTAAAGGTGAAGAAAAAGCTAAGTACAAAAGACAGTTAGCTTCGCTTGAAGCAAAAGCAGAATTAGAAAAAGTAATGGCTAGTGCTAAAAGATCTGGTAAAAGCAAATCTAAAGTTACTTTACCTAAAGCACCGTTTGACTTTAACAAAGGTGGTATGCCTAAGAAAAGTTTTGCTAAACCCGGATCATACGGTAAAGCATATATGAAGGGCGGAATGGCTAAGAAACCAAAAGGAAAAAAATAATGGCAAAAGATCCAGCATGGCTACGGTCAATGAAAGCAGAGTCAAAGAAACTAGGTATACCTATGCGAGACATGCTTACTAAGTTTGACAAAAAGCCTACTTTAAAAGATAAAAAATCTAAAACAAAATCTGTAAGCGTTGCAAAAGGCGGCATGATTAAGAAGAAAAAATAATGTGGACACCTTTAGTTCTTATGTGTTCTATGTATGTAGCAACAGATTGTAAGACATATGGTGGGCCAGTATTTAAAGAAGAAGCTGCCTGTTTTGCAGGAATTAAAAATGTAGGCTTACCTTTTTTAGTACAAGAGTTTCCTAGTCACAAAGTAGTTGATATAAAATGTGTGTACTGGGATGTAAAAGATAAAATAAATATTTAACCAAAAGGATAAACAATGGAAAAAATGAAAGCATCAATAGCAAGTGTTACAGAGATGGGCATAGCCCTAATCACGCTATCAATTGTAGCGGCTATACTTGTAGGACCAAGCAACTTAATCTTTCTTGGTAATTCAGTAGCAAATATTACTGACTTAGTTGAGAACTTAGGAAGTTCTGGACTTGCAGGATTAATCGTTACAGGAATTGTATTACATCTATTTGGATGGTGCGGTTTTTGTGATTGTAAACGTAAATAATGCATAACGGGCTTGCAATAATATCTGTAGTATGGTATAACTAGATATGGTATAACTCCTATAGTAGGTCACAGCTATTGACATACATATGTAAAGGAGTTATACTATGTTAAAAAGATTATGGAATAAAGCAGTTCAAATGCAAGAACACAGAGCAAACTATTGGAAATTACAAAATATGACAGACAGAGAACTCAGAGATATAGGTGTTTCTCGTTACGATATTGAAAGGAAGATACTATGCCGGGAGCAATGAAAAAGAAACCTACAGGTGGGTTAAAAAAACTACCTAGTGCAGTGCGTAATAAAATGGGCTACATGAAAGATGGTGGCATGGTTAAAAAGAAAATGATGGGCGGTGGCATGGCTAAGAAAAAGTCTATGGGCTACATGGGCGGTGGCATGGCTAAAAAGAAAAAGTAATGTTAGCTCAACTTATATCCCCAGTTACAGGACTACTTGACAAGTTCATTGAAGATAAAGATCAGAAGGCTGCATTAGCCCATGAAATATCTACAATGGCAGAACGTCATGCTCAGGAACTAGCTATGTCTCAAATTGCTGTTAATCAGGAAGAGGCAAAGTCTGGTTCCATTTTTATTGGGGGATGGCGACCTTTTGTAGGGTGGACTTGTGGTATTGCTTTAATGTATCATTTTATTCTACAGCCCTGTATAATATTCTTTGCTACAATGTTTGGGGCAGAGTTACCACCTCTACCTGCATTTGATATGGGAAGTCTTATGACTGTCTTAATGGGAATGTTGGGATTAGGTGGACTACGTTCATTTGAAAAAGTTAAGAAGATAGCTAAAAAATGAGTATAGAAAACTTTAAACTTTGTTTAAACATGCTTCTGAAACATGAGGGTGGTTTTGTAAATCATCCTTCTGACCCCGGAGGCATGACAAACTTAGGTGTAACCAAAGCTGTATATGATGCTTACACTAATGGTAACGCCACTGAAAAAGAGATGAGAGCGTTGACACCAATAGATGTATCACCTATATACAAGAAAAACTATTGGGATAGGGGGAGATGTGACGATTTACCTAGTGGAGTTGACTGGTCTGTATTTGACTGGGGGGTTAATAGTGGAGTGGGCCGTTCTGCGAAAGCCTTACAGAGGATCGTTGGCGTTACTGCTGATGGTGGTATTGGCCCTATGACACTTAAAGCTGTTGCAAACTTTACACATAAAGACATAGTAGTTAAAATGCACTCTACTCGTCAGGAGTTTTATGAAAGTCTTTCTACCTTTAAAACATTTGGTAAAGGCTGGACTCGTAGAAATAATGAAACATTAGAAACATCATTAGAAATGTTAAAGAGGTAACAATGAGAAACAAATGGATATGGATAGGACTAGCTCTTGCAGTATTTATAGTTGTTATGTTTTACGGAACTAACAAACTGATGTGTACTCCACCCTGTCTTTAAATGCACAAAGGGTTAACACCTCAACAAAAGAGTACAATGACTTGGCGATGGTCAGCTCTTATTATATATTTACTAATATGTTTTTATGACTTTATGTTTGTACCTATTTGGTATGGAATTAATCGCCCGGATATATCTGAATTTATGATGATAATAAACTCAACAACAGAGCCGATGGTGCAAATGGAATTAATGAAAAAGCTAACAGGGCAACACAATCCGTTTACTTTAATGGGTGGTGGTTTGTTTCATTTAGCATTTGGGGCAATACTAACAGGATCTGCATTTGCAGGAAAAGGATAATAAAATGGCAAAAGGCGTACAGCACTATTTAAAAAATGGAACAAAGTATAATGGGGTTACTCATAAAATGGCTAATGGTAAGCTACACTCAGGTAAAACACATACTAAAAGTTCTAAACCTGTATTTCACTTTAAAGATCTTTCAGAAGCAGCAAAAAAGAAATCTAAAAGTGCCTAGATATCTAGCAGGAAAGAAGTAAAGATGGCAAGAGAATTAACAGATAAACAACAAAAGTTTTTAGCCGTACTGTTTGATGAGGCAGGTGGTGATGTAGTATCAGCAAAGAAGTTAGCTGGTTACTCAGAAACGTATAGTACAACAGAAGTAGTTAATAGTCTTAAAGAAGAAATACTAGATGCAACCCAGAGTTTTATGGCACGTAATGCCCCTAAAGCTGCGATGGCTATGGTAGGTGGTTTATACGATCCTACTGAGTTGGGAATTAAAGATAAAATGATTGCAGCTAAAGAATTATTAGATCGTACAGGTTTAGTAAAAACAGAAAAATTACAGGTAGAATCAAAAGGTGGTGTTATGTTAATGCCGCCTAAAGTTATTATAGAAGATGACGAGTAGATCTCTTGGTAAGTGGAAGCTACCACAACCCATAGATTTACAGGAAGACAACGAATGGTTAAAAGTACCCAGAGTATCTAGGACAATTCCTTTTGGGTATGAGTTAGACACAGAAGACAATGGCATACTAAATCCCCTCCCCGACCAATTAGACAAACTTGAAATGGCAAAAAAGTATTTAAAACAATACTCATATCGTGAAGTAGCAAACTGGTTGACTACAAATACTGGTAGATCTATATCTCACGTAGGTTTAAGAAAACGGTTGGACAATGAACAAAGAAGAAAAGACAAAGTTAGAAGTTTACGCCAGTGGGCAGACTATGCGAAAAAGACAATCGCCAAAGCGCAAGAAATTGAAGAAAGTCGTATCGGAGCCAAAGAAGCTCCAGTCACCTAAAATAATAGAGGTTACTAGAGATACTACTTTACAGCGTATTGAAGAAGACAACAATATAATCTTCAAACCAAACGATGGTCCACAAACAGATTTTCTAGCGGCAAGTGAACGAGAAGTATTATATGGTGGCAGTGCTGGTGGTGGTAAATCATACGCAATGCTTGCAGACCCTCTGAGG